CAACATGGGGCGACGTTCTAAACAGAGCAAACCTAGGTATGGAAGTTATGCATGAAAGAAATGCACACAACTTCCCATTAGACTTAGCATCTGCAGAGTCTACATCAGTTGCTCTAACAGCACCTGCGATTGGATAATAAATAAGACCGAGACACTTTCGTGCGGTCTCTACAATCGGAACTCCCAGACCCCTTCGGGGGTCTTTTTTTATGAGAAATAACTTTCTTGTTTACCTTCTCTTGATATGTCAGAGGTGATACAATGTAATCCACCATCCCAGAAAAATCTATGTCTAAAATTGACCACATGTGGAGTGATACCATGTCTTTCAAAAGCATCATAAATTTTTTTATTATATCCGTTACATATTACATTTTTCTTATCAAGCATAAGCATGTTTACATCAAACACACTCTCTTCAACCATTGTTACCCAATCACCTAACCATTTTTCAATGTAATCAATTAGATCATCATTGTTTTCTTCACCAGGTATCCACCATTTGCCTTTGTTTATTCTCTTCAATTTTTTGAATTTCTTGAGTTCATGAATAGCTGATAAAGTATCTTGATCAAGTTGTACTACCTCCCAATCTGGAAATGATTCTTTATATAAATCAGGAACTTTTCTTGTTATAATAAGACCAGGTAGCACTGGACAAAAAGTACCATCAGTGTGTCCATTTACAGTCACAGCATGTATGTTGTATGTTGGAAATAATTTTTCCCACTTGGCACAAAATTCATTCTTTCTCATCTCATTTATATCATTGATTGTTGAGAAGAATAAATCCTTGCCAACACGAGTCATTGATGCTGAGTTCACATACTTATCATAAACAATGGGTACATTGTTTTCTTCTAAAAATTTTTTGATTGATGTGAAGGGATAGAACCTTTTATTGTTTGGGAACTTGAAATTAGATCCAATCGTACAAGTCTCTGATGATATAATTTTATTAATAATGGGATCAAAATCTAAAAAGTTTTGTAGTTTTTGCACATGTAAAGATTGTCCTCTTCTTATAGTATGAGGGACATTCAGGTAGATATTTGTATGGTTACGGGGGTCAACTTCACCACGAAACATTCTAGATTTCAATCTTAGGAATGATTCTTTTGGTGACAATTTACTTTGTGGTTCTATACAATCTTCTATTTGCTTACAAAATTCATATGTTATGCTGCTTGCAAGTTTATATTTGTAAATTTTTTCAAATAAGTTAGCAGCAATGTATTCTACATCAAAATTTTCTCCATAATTATCACCAGGCATGTAAAAAGTATTGCCTACCATAGCTGTATAGTCTCTGGGACACATAGGTGGGGGTACACTTAGCACACCATTGTTTACATAGACCTCTGGATCCTCTGATACATCTGTTCTAAGAACTGTCACATTGAATTCCTTCAACTTTGCAATAAGTTTTTGGTAGTCTTCTTCTGTTTCTATTGCTACTCTCTCTAAAGAGTTTCTAACTCTAGGATTTTTTATTCTGCTATAAAATTCTGGAGGATAACTTCTTCCCACTGCACATACTTTCAAAGGATCCCAGTGCTGATGGACAGTTAGCATACATATATTATATTCTTTTTATATATGGTAAGTTTATATCAATGCTTTGATCCACTCAAGGTGTGTATAGTTGGTCGTAGTTTTCCACCAGAATTTTATAGTAGTATAAGCAATATCAAAGTACGTTCCTCAATGGAACGTGTTGCAATAGAGACGGAAGAAGATTATCAAAAACTCATAAGTAAACTAGAAGAGTTTGGTGTCACGGTTCTTAGAACTGATGTGTCAGATAACGTAGAAGATTATATGAGTAAAGGTGTAGTAAGTTCTCCTCCACCCATGACACCTAGAGATTTTAGTGCACAAGTAGGTGAAACTTTTTACATGCCTAGTGAAAAGTATGGTGAGAACTTTGATGTAGAAAATTTATATTGGGGATTGTATAGAAGAAAACCTGCAAATAATATACAGAAAAAAAGAGAGGAAGTTTTAGCACAATACCTAGAGGATTTGATTCAACCTGGTAGACCCCTGTCTTATGAAGCAGCACGTAAATCTTTTACTAATAGGAAATTTCCAAAAGATAATCCTTTTAGATTTCTTATGGGGATCGATAGAGAGGAACTTGAAAAGGTTATCATAGCATCAGAGACAAATACTATTGGTTCTAATAATAAGTTTCCATCTAATAAAAAATTCTATGCATGGAAGAGTATCAGAGAGTGGTTGGAAAATAATAATGTCCCCATAGTCTATGATCAATATATTAGTAGTGCAAATTGTTGGAGACTAGGAAAAGATTTGTTCTTCAATTATAATAATATAATAACTAAACTCAATGAAGAATCTTTCCTAAAAAAATGGAGAAGATTATTTCCTGAACATAGAGTTCATGGTTTGGACGTGCCTGGTCATGGTGATGGTGCGATGCATCCAGTGAAAGAGGGTCTTATCATAGCATTAGCAAAGGAGGAACAATATAAAGATTTCTATCCTGATTGGGAGGTAGTGACAGTGCGAGGTGAAAGTTGGAAAAAGATGGAACCATTCCTCAAGATGAAGAAAAAAAATAGAGGAAGATGGTGGATCAAAGGAGAAGAAGATAATCAAGATCTAATTGATTACATTGACACATGGTTGAATCATTGGGTGACATACGCAGAGGAGTCTGTGTTTGATGTCAACGTGCTTCCTATAGATGAACAGAACTGTATTGTAAATGGATATAATAAAAAAATATTTGACGCATTCGATAGACATGGTATCACTCCACACATAGTAAACTTTAGACATAGATATTTTTGGGATGGAGGACTGCATTGTATCACCAGTGACATACATCGTGAAGGAAGTATGAAGACTTTCTGGTAAGTATAAATACCTGTATGAGAGATAAGAAAGCAGCAAAAAAATTAATAAAGAGAGCAAAGAAACATCCTAAGTTATACTCGACATCTGAGGTGATATATGCTAAGATGATTAGGCAGTCTATAAAAGAGGATGAAACCAAGACAGAAAAAAAGTAGAACCTATTATTACTTTTGGGGTATTGCAACCATATCAGTTGTTCTAGGGCAGTTGTATGTTGGAAATGGTTTCCGTAGAATGGCAGAGTCTAACCATGCTATTTCTGCTGACATAAATTTACTTGTGGAGGTTCTTTTGATGCCTTCACCTAAGACGATGCCCGTGCCCAATCGTTCGTTCGACATGCCAGTACTACAATGAAAGCAGTTCTTTGGTCTAAGGACAATTGTCAGTGGTGTGAGAGAGTCAGACAACTCTTTGCTCACTGCAAGATAGAATACCTAGAATACAAACTAGACAAAGACTTCACTCGTAAACAATTCATTGAAGAATTTGAGGAGGGTGCTACCTTCCCACAAGTTCAACTTGATAACAAACACATAGGTGGATGCAAGGACACACTACATTATCTACAGGAAAAGAACCTGATTTAGGTTCACTAAATAAAGGAGCAGAACTATTACTGAGTAATCAGCAACCAACGCTGCACAACTGGAGAAAAAAAATGGAACAGGCAATCATTGCACTAAGTGTTACAGTAGTGATACTTGCACTTGGTCTTGGTGCAACAATCGGATATCTAATTCGATGTTATGTTCAAGAAACTACTCCACGATATTCCCATCCAGAAATGTTTGATGAGCATGGGAATCCATTACCTGATGAACTTCTTGCTATAAGATTTGAGGGTAACGAAAATGAAACTGATGATGACTAACTCATGGCTAGATTACCAAACAACCCCTTAGTATCTGAACTTTTTAGAGCAGTTCATGGTGCTAAAACAAAAGACAAAAAAATTGAACTACTCAAAAAGTACAAACGGGATGATGTGAAATCGATCTTGATTTGGAACTTTGATAAAGGTATTGAGAGTGCAGTTCCAGAAGGTGCTGTACCATACAAACCAAATGAATCACCTAAAGGCACAGAGGGTCACACAAGATTGATTCATGAACACAGAACACTCTACAATTTTATCAGGGGTGGTAATGATAAGATCTCTAACATGAGAAGGGAGACTTTACTCATACAATTACTAGAGTCACTTGAAGCAGAAGAGGCAGAGATTGTATGTCTTGTAAAGGACAAAGATCTTCAGAGTAAATACAGAATTACCAGAAACGTAGTGGAGGAGGCGTATCCAGAGATTGTTTG